CCCGGAAACATTCCAGATAGTTTTCCCCCCCCCGTCTATACTCTCATGGCCAACCGCCCACTTTTCGGCTAACTTAACACGACGTCGGTACATGACCGACTGTTGTTCGTGGTTAGTCCTTAATTTGTGGAACGGAGGTTGGAGCGTATGAACGCCTGCATCGTCGTTCTCCCAGGGCGGCACGGGTATATCCCGAACACTCCGCTTAAGGAAGGCGATCGCCCGCGTAAGCGGGATCCCGGTCTTGTTAGACCATTTCTGCAGACGATTGATGGCGACAAAACGTGACTCCATAGTCTTTAGGGTCTTGAAGTAGACCCCGCGGACATCGTGGCCGGAGTAATAATCTCCCCCACATGACTCACGAAACGGTCCTTCAGAGAAGGACTTACTGCCATTGACCTTGAAACCCAGGAGGTCCAGAAGACGATTAACATCACGCAGTAGAAAGTCACCATACCATTGCGCCTTGCGGAAGGCGCGCCGGTAGATGAACCCCTGCGGGACTATTATGTCGTCTCCATAAACACCCCAAGCGCCAAGAGCAACATGGCTCGAATTCAGGAGGTCTCCCCCCCTAGCTCGGGCCGCGGCAGCAACGACACAGGAAAATAACATGGTTTGCAAGGGGAACGTATAACCGTTACCCATTGTCGACACCATGTCAAGCTCCACAAGGCTCCCGTCAGGGAGCATCGTCTGCCCACATCTTAGCAACTTTAACCACGACATAAAGTCGGGAGGTAACATAGCTGCGAGCATCTTCAACGATATCGTATCGGAGGCAGAAGACAGGTCAATCGTTGCGAAAGACCCATCCACGCTCCCTCTACGAGCAAGTTCTCGATTACGCATTTGTTGAACCTCGATGTCGATTCCGAAGAACGCTTTAAGGCGCTCCGCAATTCGTGCACCGAAGCCCAGCTGAGCAAACATGTTCAGTGTCGGCTCAACACATATGGTTCTCGAGATGTCTCTGCGTTTAGGCACACAAGAAAGCTTGCTAGCTTTAACTATGCAGGCCTCCCCGAACGAAGCCTTGCGGATATTCTCCGCATTAGCCCATTCGGGGAAGTTTCGAACATAGCCATCATAAGATAACGCAAGACCTTTGGACGTAGTGGATAGCGGTGATGAGAACATCTTCGAGTAGAAGTCTGTCCCCGTCGCCATCAAACCGACGCCTGGTCCGACCTGAGCCTTGTCCCAAATCTCCTCGAAGGAGGAGACCAAGGGAAAGCCATTCGGATTCCAGAAATCGTTGACGAGTCGCTTAAACTCGCCCACCAACACCTCATCGTGAGATGTATTACATCGATCCACCCATTCCGAACAATGCTTATTGCACTGGAGGAATAAATCAATAGCCTTACCGTCAGCGCTGTTTTCAACCTCGTCTTCATATTTCTTGAAGGCGGAGGCCAGCATCGACCGCGCAGCGACTATCGAAGGAGTGGCACCAGCGAAATCAGTCCTTATACCCAACCCAGGGTAGGGCGGGATTTCGGACAACTTCGCATAGTGAACAAGGTCAGCGCAAAGCTCACCAAAAAGAGCAACAGAGTTATGGCTCATAATTCCTCTATCTGATATCAACTGTGGCAACTACCAGGGGTTAACAACTCCCCTGATCGTCCGACCCCCGCGGATCTACCTTCTTGCGAAAGCAGGTACCGCATAGGGCCGCAATGGCCTGGATGATTTGTAGGACAATAACGAGGACTTTCATCCGCGTTATGCCACGCCAGTCACGACGGTGTCCCCCAACCCAGAGATTACTTGGGTCAGGGTGCCGCCATGCAGCGAGGTCATCCCCCGAAGTTCGGGAGCCGACAAAACGTCTGCACCCGCCGGGACCTCGATTGTGGTCGTGATCACAGCAGTCTGCAGAGGCAGGCTCGCGTGTACCAGCACACCCTTACGGGTGATAAGCTTGTACACGTTCTTCGGTACAGTTGGCATCATCGTCGAACCCAACACGAACTGGAGAGCCCGGAGAACTTTCGGGTACCAGAACGCCTGGGTAAAGGGCGACGAAGAGGAGTGAACCGTCACACCAGCTTGCGTACCGCCAAGAGCGGTTACCGCAAACTGTTTTGCGTTCACATCAGGAGCAGCCATCGATGTCAGGGTATACGTCGGGGACGTAAACCCTGTCTGCGCACCCCCAGTTACGGGGGAAGACACATTGACGGTCATAAAGCACCTCTTGAAGATCAAGATTAATGGATTTTCAGAGAGTCGCGGGCTATCAACAAAGCGGCAAGATTAATCCACTTCGTTGAATATCCGGGTATCTTGAAAGAGATACTCGGCACAGGCAAGGAATCAACCTTAGACCTGAACACGCGCTTCCGCTGACAGTGGTAGAAGCCCGGATCCGTTTCATGGTAAAACGACTTGTACCCTAGTTGCTCCGGAGTCTGAAACACTACAGAACTGGCCTGTTGTTCAACAAGCTGCTTAGTAGTCAAAGACCCCCAGGCAAGGGACAACGTTTGGTTCGACCATGCTTCAACTATACTCCCCATATTGGAGAAATAATCTATGACAAAAGACCAGGGTATGAGGTTGTACACCGTCGGCGCGAAATTCCTCGGCGAGAAGCCGAGGTGATCCAGCACCTTCGTTGTAGTAGACCCCGCCTGGCTCACGATAGCACCTGAGTACCGGGCGCTCGCCCCCCTCTTAGTGTACAGATCCCACCGAGTAATACCTACAGAATAGGTACCTTCGGAGTTGAGGCTTCGCGTAGGAGTATCCCACATTTCGCCAGAACCACCCGACACGCGAACGAGTTCACGTGCCAAACGGTCCTGGTGATCCGCGAGGTACTGCGTAGCAGCCTCTATATCTGACAAAAGAGGACGAACCCCGTAAACGAACTCGAGCCATCGCTCGGCAACCGCACGCAACGCGTCCCGTCTGGACATCCCCTTAATCGTTTTCTTTAACGACTTATAGAGGTCCCAGAGGTCGCGCCGCAGGAGGCGGCCGGGTTTGACAACGAGATCCAAAGTTTGTCGCAACTCCCCCAAGAACACACCGCCTTGGAAAGCGGTGAGAGCCTCGAAGATGTTGGAATTCCACTTTGTTTGGGCCGCATTTAAAGCCTTAGCATCGATGGAATTGAACTGAATTAGCGGCAGCGACTGGTTATGACACCAATAAGCTGTTCGCCAACGATGGTACACAGGATTTGAAGACGTCAGATGCACGGTGAACTTAGCCCTAGTGGACCAAGGCACCGAGGTAATCTTGATCTTCTCAGCCTGCATCGGCGTAGTGGCCTGATGGCCTTCCGCCACGAGACGACGCCAATTCGGTTGGGTCGACCCTGTCAAGGTGTTTAGCCAGGACAGCGTCGTTGAACCGTGCTCATTTAGAGCATGATCACTCGATAACGACCCCAAACGGGGCAAGTATGCCGAGTCCCTATCCGATTTGATGTATTCGCCCATGTTCAACTCCACTACAAGGTTTAAGGAGGTACTACCCCCTAGAAAGAGATAGCACGTCTCACGACGTACGTTCCCGCGTCTACCTACAGCTGTCAAGCCAAGGTATGCTTTCTGCGGCTACCCGGCAAGCTCTGTCTTACGACCACATGAAACCAGATACGCTGGCACGCATTCATATGCTTACTAGTGTCAGGCTGACTAAACCTGTCTTCGTAAAAGAGCCTACCGGACCGCAGTCAAGGCGCGAGGGCACC